GAATAAAGGACAACAACATGAAATTAAATATCACAGTAGAACTCGACTGGCTCGACGAAAATGGCGACATAGACGCAGAAGTTAAGCATGAAATTATTAACGGTGTAAAAAAAGCCATTTCCAGAGATTGCCTTGCAAAAGTAGAGAAAGAGGCAAGTGAGCAAATTAATAAAGCTATTGCTGAATCAATTACGTCAGCTCGTCAGGCAATAAATCAAAAGGCCGTTCAGTTCGCCAACGATTGGCTCATGAAAGAGGTCACGGTCACTGATAAGTGGGGTGATGTAAAGGAGCAGATTTCTATCACGGATATGGTTAAACGCAGTTTTGATCAGACACTTGAAAAGAAAGTCGATTCAAAAGGTAATTTCACAACTGATAGTTATGGCGGTACGCCGTTAATTAAGTATCTGACGGGAAATTTAATTCAGGAATTGGTTCAGGAGAAAATCAAGCCTCTTCAGAAAGAAATCGACACTGCGATTGTAAACGCCGTTAACACCGGTATCCGCAAAAATGTTTCTGATAAATTCGCTGAAATGGTTGTTATCGCGGCTCGGGATAGTAAAGCCATCGAATCAAAGTAACAGACATCACGTAGCACAGGGAAGTGCATAGGAGGAAGTGTGGAATTTAAAGGTACACCGGGGCCGTGGAAGTACACCGTAAGAAACGCCAATGAAATAATGACAACTTTTCACGGTGTGGTAATTGGAGATATTTATTTAGATATAACAACAGATAGTCAGAAGGAAGACGCCCGTTTAATCGCAGCGGCACCGGACTTGCTGTATTCGCTGCAAAAATTACTCGCCGAATACAAATTCACACGCTCACAGCTTAATGGTGATACCGAAGAAGACCTTGTTGATGTCTTATGTGTTCGTAATGCGATGGCAGCAATCAACAAAGCACTTGGCCGCGAATAGCCGCCCTGCTCTCTTTCACACAGAAGTAACCACCCTATCCCACCTCGGGATATCAACAGGTAATCACATGACTATCAATCAGAACGTTTTCCGTCTGGCGCAAGCACAGGCGCGGGTAGCTATACGCCAGAAATGCGATGACATCTGGTGGTTAGCAATGGAATTACTCAGAGAAAGTTACGGGAGGCAGGAATGCACAAGATAACTATCGAATCAAAACACCTGGCGACAAGCACTGAGCAGGCAGGATGCGGAAATCAGCGCGCCGTCATTTATTTTGACCGTAATTCGAGCGTGGAAACAATGGACGTTGAAACGCTTATCTTGCTGCTTAATCCGGAGAAGGAAACTCTGGAAAAGATACTCAGGGAACGATACGGGGAGGCAGCATGAACGCACACGCAGCACAGGATGCTCAGGAAGAGCGGCGGCTGGAGCATGATGCAGCATGGCAGGATGCCGTAAACGATGCTCTGTGTATGGATGCTGACGAGTTCATGGATGGACTACCTGAACATATTTTATCGCCGGAAATGGAAAAGATAATGGATCCTATCTTCATCAAAAACGGCAAATCACTGGATGCATTAATCGAAGGGATTCGGAATGCGTACCTCATCTGGAGAAGTGAGCAATGAGTACCGCAATACAAAAAGTGCACGAAACAATAAACCCGCTCAAGACGGACTTTGAGCAGGTTTGCAGTGAGCCGAGCATAGCATTCAAAAGGGAATCTGAGTTCGCTATGCAAATATTTGCCAATAACGATTACCTGGCAACCACAGCAATAAATAATCTGGTGTCAGTTCGCAGCGCAATAATGAATATTGCCGCTATCGGCATCAGCCTGAATCCGGCACAAAAACTGGCTTATCTTGTTCCGAGAGACAGAAAGGTTTGTCTCGATATCAGCTACATGGGACTGATGCACATTGCGCAGCAATCAGGCGCAATAAAGTGGTGCCAATCCAGCATTGTCCGCAAAAACGATAACTTCCAGCTCACATCCATCGATACCGCCCCTAGGCATGAATACAACGCTTTCGCACCGGCGGAAGAGCGCGGAGATATTGTCGGTGCGTATGTCGTAGTGAAAACAGATGACGGCGATTACCTGACGCACACAATGCCGATTGCTGATATCTACGCAATCCGCGACCGCTCATCAGCCTGGAAGGCGTGGAAATCAAAACAAAAATCCTGTCCGTGGGTAACTGATGAAGAACAGATGATCCTGAAAACAGTCGTGAAGCAGGCCGCTAAATACTGGCCTCGCCGTGAGCGACTTGATCAGGCTATCGACTATGTGAACACAGAATCCGGCGAGGGTATCGATTTTAAAGGTGAGCAATCACAGGAGCGTGATGTCACTCCGGCCGCAGAAAATCAGTTACAGGATATAGCTGATCTGATGATTAAGGTTGATGGTGAATGGAGCGATACATTCCTCGCATTCATCAGCAAAAAATTCAACCGCTCTATCTCCCACCCGGAACAGCTCACCGTATTTGAGGCTAACACCATCATCGACATGCTCAGGAAAAAGGCAGGCGAATAATGATCAGTAACGACATCATTCTCAGCAAAACCGGCATCGATTTATCAAAAATATCGCAGGGAAGCGAAGAATGGATGTCGCTGCGGCTCGGGGTGATTACCGCCTCAGAGGTCTGGAAAGTGCTCACAAAACCACGCTCAGGGACGACATGGAGCGACACAAAAAAGACGTATTTCAATACGCTTATCGGTGAAGTCTGCACCGGCGTAAGCAAGGATGTTAGCGCCAGATCGCTGGAATGGGGAAAGGATTACGAACTCGAAGCACGGATGACATTCGAGTTTTACAGCGGCCTGACGGTCACGGAAGACCCGATAATTTTCAGGGATGAATCACTGCGGACGGCCTGCTCTCCGGACGGAATTTGTAGTGACGGCGCTGGCCTTGAGCTTAAATGCCCCAAGACAACGGAAGTCTTTATCGACCTGGCTTTAAACGGAATTAAGGCCATGAAAAAGGAATACACCGCTCAGGTTCAGTATTCAATGTGGATCACCAGAAAGGATGTTTGGCACTTCGCAAACTACGACCCGCGCATGCCGGGAGGAAAGGAAATTGTCCACATACCGGTAGAGCGCGACGAAAAAATGATGCAGGAATTCGACCAACAGATACCAGAGTTTATTGAGGCAATGGATGCCGCATTAAGCACACTCGGCATTGAGTACGGTAATCAGTGGAAAGGATTTCAGCTTTAATAACCCCACCGTTTCAGGATGAAGCGTAATGCAAGGATGCTGAGGAAATAACAATGACTGCTTATCAAAGGGGTCTGTATGACCATAGAAAAAAGGCTTTTATCAAAAGTAAAAAACAACCCAGAAACAGGGTGTATGGAATTTATTGGGAGTAGATATAAGAACGGATATGGGCAGCTATGGAATGGTAAACGGACAGAACAAGCACATCGAATCTCATACCGCCTTTATGTTGGAGAAATACCTGAAGGAAAAGAAATTGACCACTTGTGCCGCAATAGAAGTTGCGTAAATCCATCCCACCTTGCCGCAGTAACCCACCAAGAAAATATAGCGAGAAGCCAAACTGTGATGGGTGAAAACGCAAGAAAAACTCATTGCATGAGAGGACACCCGCTGTCAGGGGATAATTTAATTATCACCAAGCAGAACACAAGGCAGTGCCGCATTTGCTCGAACATGAGAGCGAGGATGGCGAAAAGAAGGAAAAAAGGTGTCGCAAATGCTTAAGCCTATGGCCTGGTATAACGAAATCGATCCGTTCGCTGCTCAGTGGTTACGGAATCTCATTGCTGCCGGTCATATAGCGCCTGGCGTAGTGGACGAAAGGAGTATTGAAGATGTCACACCAGATGACTTACGAGGATTCACGCAATGCCACTTCTTCGCCGGTATCGGCGTGTGGTCACTTGCACTGCGCCGTACAGGATGGCCGGATGATAAACCAGTCTGGACAGGAAGTTGTCCGTGCCAGCCTTTCAGCGCGGCAGGCAAAGGAAATGGGTTTGCTGACGAGCGGCACCTTTGGCCTGCATTCTTCCACCTCATCAGCGAGTGCAAGCCTGACGTTATCTTTGGTGAACAGGTTGCAAGCAAAGACGGCCTTGGATGGCTCGACCTTGTTCAAACTGACCTGGAAGCAAAGGACTACTCCACAGCAGCGGTCGATTTATGCGCTGCGGGCTTCGGTGCGCCGCATATCAGACAGCGATTGTTCTGGGTGGGCAACGCCAACAACCAGGGAATGGAAAGAATGCGGGGATGTGAGTCAGTCATTCTTCCGGAAAGACGGGAAGATGCGAAACGACACGCTGTACCGCCAGCTATGGCTGCACATATTTGGGATGGATGGCAGGCCGTCACGGGAGCAGATAAAAACTCTCGAATGCTGCCACCTGACTTTGGCGAGAGAACTGATGATGCTACCGGCAGAGTGGGGAAACTCCGCGCCTACGGAAATGCCATCGTCGCGCCGGTCGCGGAAGAGTTCATAAGGGCTTATATGCTGATAACAGAGGAATGAATATGAAAAGTGAATGCGTAATGCTCGGTCAGGTAATGAAATTTGTCACGCCAGAGCCAGACCCGAAAGATATCTGTAACCTTTGCGGCAATCATGTCGGTAAAGATAATTTAATTCAAGGACAGGCAGCAAGTATCTGTTTTGACTGCGCAGATTTAGCGAAGCAGTTAGCGGATGAAAAGCGGAAAGAAATAGCTGAAAAGGAAATTCAGCAAATGGCAAAAGACTTGTCACAGGCAAATATAACCACTGACAAAGGAAACGTTGATATTGCTGACACAGGCATGGCAACTGCTTATATGTATGCCGAGCGCCTATATAAAGCTGGGTACAGAAAATCAGCGCCCGTAATTAAGCAGATTCAGGAGGGGTGATGAATAACGAAATTTTAAATAAACTTCGCAAAATAAAGAAATCATATTTAGAAGAAGACGGATTGCGCTCTGTTCTTCTGGAGGATATATCTTTTATTGATGATGTAATTAATGAACTTGAACGGTTTTATGATATGAAGCCGGTAGCGTTTACAATAAGAGATGATGCAGGTTATTTATATCTGAATAGAATGACGAAGCTGGAAGGTGGTGAACTTAATCATCAGTTAAATCTATTGCAGAAATACTGCCCTGAAAAACAGTATCAAATTACCCCACTCTACCGCTTAGACAAATAATCATGACAATCGGATTTGTATTACTACTGGTAATACACGGCTCTGCTGTGCCTTTTACCGATGATATTTATACGCTCGCAGAATGTGAGAATAGAGCCCGGCAATTAATGACAGTCCGGGATGTTGAATTAGTGTGTGCGGAGGTTTTTAGATGAGGCTAAAGATTGGAGATAAGGTTAAGGTTCTTTCTGATGATGATTGCTTTATATCAAAAGGCAGCATTTGCGAAGTAATTAATTACGACATATTTAGTTCCTAATGCGTGAAATATGTAGTTAATAAAAACGGCAATGCAAGCGCGTTCAGATTCCACGAACTGGAGTTAGTCAATGAACAAACACAGTGACAAATCAGACTTTGAGATTAATAAGGCTGTGGCTGAATATAAACATGGCACTGACGCTGTTGTAGAGAAGTTCGGTAGAATATATATCAGTGACAGTGATGCGATGGTGAGCTTCGACCCCTGCAGCAATCCATATGACGCAATGCCGATTGTTATTGAGAATAAGATAACAGTTGCGTATGACCATCATGATTGCGTTTGGTGCGCATACATTGGCTCTGAAATCAGTACTCATAGCGACAATTATTATCGCTCGGCTATGATTTGTTTCCTGATGATGAAAGAGGCGGAGAATGAAAGCTGACTACGGCGGGAGCACAACACCAAAGGAATTGCGTGATTTGTGGCAAACTCCCCTTCCCTTATTTTCGGCACTGGACGCTGAATTCGGTTTTTACCTTGATGCCGCCGCCGATAAAAATAATACCCTCTGCTCTCATTACCTCACCGAAAAAGACAACGCATTAAACTC